GATAATCCAATAAAATTAATTGCTTCAATTGTTGGACCCATTTGAATACTAGCATCCGATAAAAAACAATAGGTTTTTTTATTATTGCCAATAGATAATCCAGAAGCAATACCTAAAGAATTACCAAGAGTATCTTCGGTATAATCTACAAAATCTAAATCGTTATGGTTTACTCCATAACTAAGCTTTTTTAAATCTTTTTCTTGGATTAAGTTTAATCTTTTCCATATTAAGTACCAAGCTTGAGAACCAAATGGTTTACCAATTACTAAATTATTAGAATAATCTAAAGATGGTAACACGAACTTTAAAAAACTATAAGCACTTAAAGCACTTGGCAAATGTCTTAATTTATATTTTTTACTATAATCTATTAATTCTTTTATTTCATGAGACGTTATAATGGGAACTCCTTTGTTTATATAAAATATTATTTAAGTACTGGATACTTCCAATATTATTTTTAAATAAGTAATAATCATTATATTTATTATTACTAAGAGGGATGTTATGAAGAGTATCTTTTTTAATAATTAAATCACCTAATTGAAAATAAATGAATTCTTCTGGCGTTTTAAAAATATTAAATAACTCTGTATGTTTTTTATCTTTAAATGATTTTAGATACTTTAAGTAATTAATTACTTTTCCTGGTTCTCTTGAAAAGTCAGGAACTCTTTTACAGAATAAATAATCATAAGAACTATTTTGGAGATAACTAAAGTTAGTTATTAGCAAATCATCATCTTCTAAAAAATATAAATATTTACCCTTTGATTTATTAATTAAATACTTATATATTTTTCCATAATTATCTGGAGAATAATTAAATAATTTTATTTTATTTTCGAGATAACTATCTTTAGTTAAACTATCAATAGTTATCTGAGAAATAGAATCATCATCACAATTAATTAAAATTTCAAAATTAATATCAATATCTGCTTTTAAAACACTATTTAAACATTCCCGGAATTGAAATGGTCTATCATGAGTAAGGATAAGAATACTAAGAAGCATTTCTTACCTTTTTGCATTTTAATAAACCATCACAGCTACAAAAATCATGTGGACATTTTCTTGGAACAATCTTATGAATTTTTCTAAAATATAAAATATCTTTTACTAAATTAATTCTATTTGGAAAACATGTACTTGAAACATAACCATCATAAGAAATTTCATAATTATTTTGATAACAATCCCATCCTTTAAAAGTATTTAAATTATTTTTAAAAACATCTAAATCGGTTAATTCTTTATTTTGATAAAAGTATTCGTTTTGCATATAACTATATAATTTTTCGTATTTTGTAATACTATCTTTATATATTCTTTTAATATCTGTATGAGGACTACCATCAGGATAAATAATATGAGGATGTATTATTATATCTTTTAATTCTTTATTCTCTAAGTAATTAACCCACAACGAAGTTACCTCATCGAATTTTGGATCTAACATTATATTTACTTTTACTTTAAAATACTGTCTCAGATATTTTAATTTATCTATAAATTCTTTAGTGCTTTTTTCATTATGATATTCTGGATGAAAACTAGCAAGTATAAAAGTTTTTTCTAACTTCGGATGATCTTCCCAGTATTTCATATCTTTAGATAAATTAGTAGTAATATATAATCTATTATCTTTATGTTTTGGTAATAATTTAGTTTTAAGAGATTCTAAAATCTCAAAATAATATTTAGAAGTTGTTGGTTCTCCTCCAAGTAATCCTAAAAAAACTGGCAGAGTACTCTTAGTTATACTAGCAATAGTTGTTCGTATAATTTTATCTTGAGTTTCTTTTTGCCAAGAATCTGTTTTAGAATAATCCTTTTTGGCATAACAATAATTACAATTATAATTACATTTGGTTGTAATATCCCAATGGATATATAATCTTTCTAATTTATGATCAATCCCTTGAAAAACCTTTTCCATTAAAAATCCTTTTTATATTTGGATAATCTTTATAGCTTTTTATATCTTTTTTATTAAATGAGTACTGGTTTAATAATAATAAACCTTTTGCCGCATCATCTGGTATCATATTCATATGATACCCAAATATAATTCCAGTATCTTCTTTAATTGATTTACTGGCATCTCTACCATCCCAAGAAAGACGTTTTAATACTTTATAAGCTTTTTTATTATCTGTTAAAATAGCACCACCTTTTCCAATACCAATAGCTTTCTTTTGTTGAAAACTTAAACACATGAATGTATCTTTTAAGTACATATCTTTTTGAAAACCAACGGCACAATCAAAAATATTAAATGGTTTTAATTGATAATTACTTTTCCATTTAATATTTTTAAATTGTACTTTATTCCCAGAACTAAGTATACTTTGCGGTACACTTAGATAAGTTCTTTTTGGAATAGCTATAACTTCATTTTTTAAATTTAAGTATTTTAAACATAAGAATAAAGCATTGGAACAACTATCAGTAAGTACCACATAAGGTGCTCCAGTGTATTTGGAAATTTCTTTTTCAAATAAAGTAATAAATTTATGATTGTTCATTTAATTCCTTTAATATCTGTTGAGGAATAACATAAAAATTATTTAAATTAGGACTTTTTTTATTAATTTTAGTTATTTTTAATTCGTAGCCAGTAAAACCATTTTTCGTATTTGCCGTATTATCGGAATTTTCTAAAAAATAATAATAATTTTTAGATTCATTTAAATACATATAATAATGAACATAAAAAGCATATTCTTCTTTATATATTAATTTATTGTTTTTATAAGCAGAAGCTATTAAAAATTTATCATATCTTAATGGTTCATCATAATATTTTTTTTTGATAAACACAAAATCATTTTTTTTGCATTTTACTTCATTTAATTTTTTTGGATCATTTTTTAAATTTAATAATATAAAACCAGGTTTGTTTTTAATTTTATCTATTAAATTATAATAGTTATTTATTTTTATTAATGCGCTTAGACAATCATCATAATATTGTTTCATTTAGTTACCTTTACCAAATCATCTATATAATATCTTTTGCAAATTTTTGGTGTAACTATTAACTTTAAATCATTTATAAATTCCTTGTATTTCTCCGATTTATTGTTATAATACACTTCATTTAATTTACATCTATTTATATTGAAATTTAACTTAATTAAATATTCTAAATTTTTAATTTCAGAATTAATATATAATAATTTAAAAATATCTTTTTTGTCATAATTAATAAAAGTCTCTTCCTTAATTATAATAATATTTTTATAAGTATTTATATAATTTTTATTTGCTTCCTTAATCAATTCATTTATATTTGATTTTAAAAATTCACCTGATTTATTTAAAATTACAAATACTAAAGTATCTCCCGAATTTTTAGCACGCATTTCGAAATAATATTTTACATTTTTAAGCAGATATTTTAATATACTATCTTCCGCAAATTTTTCTATATTTAAAAAATCATCCTGATAATATAATTTATTATTTTTTAAATAAAAATTAGTAATATTAAAAGGTTTTTTAAATTTTTTTAATAAAGGATTATCTATAATCTTTAAAAAAGATATATAATTATTAACAATCATTTGTTTTTTTAGTTTATTATTTGGTATGCTTTTATTATAAAATACTTTATTGTTATTAATACTATCCGGAAGTATATATTGGTATTTTTTTGATCTGATTAAAGGAATATCGAAAAGTATTCCATCATTTAATTTTTTATTTGCTACCATTTTTTTAATAATAAAATAATCGATAAAATTATACGCTAATTCCACTTTAGTTTTAAATAAACGTTGAAATAATTTATTAATTATATAATGTATTTTCATTCAATGTCCTTTATTTTTAATTCTTTAAATATACCACCCATGCATAAATTATACGGACATTCTATGTAATTATCGGTAAAAAAATAATTAAATATTTGATCAAAATGCTCTGGTATCATTTTAATATCTGGTATAACATCTTCTTGAAACTGATCAAAATTACCACACCACCTAACATGACCAGAGGCATCGAGTACTAAATTATTTCTAACATTACATAAACATTTTTTAGAACTTATAAAATGTTCATTTATATAACCTAAAGAATATTCTTTATTGTTATTTATAAAAGTATTACCTAAACTAGATATTTCTATACCAAAAGTACTAAGTATATTTTTATTCGAAATAAAACATAAACCATCATATTTTATTTTATTAACATCACAAATATAAACATTATGTACTTTTTTACCATCTTTTATTAAATTGGATAATAAATGTTTATACAATATTTTATATCTTTTATTGGTTAAAACACCTTCCAGAACATTAATACTTATAACATCGTCTTTAAAATAATTATAATTTTTCATAAATAATTTTAATTGATCAAAAGAATATTCCTGTGCATGTAGTGTAATTTCTAATTCTGTATTAAACCCACAATCTTTTATTTTATTTAATTGTTGTTCTATAAGTTCGGTACATAATACAAAATTACTAAGTACAAGTACATGAGATATTTTAATTAATTTATTTATTTTTTTAAAAGTTAATAATAAATAATCTAATATTTTAATATCAATTAAAGTTTCTCCACCCATGATCATTATTTCTATATTATTAAATTTTTTATATAATTCCTTTTCTACTATAAAAGTATATAAATTATCTAAGTATATTTCTTTTAGAACATTCTTTCCGGAATTTAATTTACAATATGAACATTTAATATTACATATATCATGGAATTGAAATTCCATGAGTAAAGTAGATTCTCTTTTTTTAAAATCTTTATCTATAAATATCTTTTCCAAAAGTTATCCTTACATGCTAGTTTCTTTTTTATAATTTTTTATATAAAGTTCTGGATTCCATATACGTTCTTTTATACCAGATTCCATTTTATACATACACTTTCTACATAAATCTGAATTTATCAATTCATATGTTAATAAATTTTTATTTGTAAAATTTTCTATATTTTCAACCACTCCATCATAATACGATTTACCATAATTACAATAAACAAATTCACCATTCATTTTTAAAGTACTACAACATAAAAATTGCTCACAAAAGCCAGTATCCCTTAAAAATTTATCGCGTTTTTCTTTTAAATCATCTTCTTCTGTAATAACTTCAATACCTTTTAGTTTGGCTAATTTAGCTACTTGATTATTTTTATATAAATATTTTAATGAATATTTATTAACTCTATCTATAAAAGTAATTTTATATTTACATATATCCTTTATAAAATTAAGAGAATCTTTTTTATTTTTTATATAAACTTCTTTATCTTTGCGCACTATTTTATTAAAAGAATTGAAATCATTATCAAAATAACAAGAAAAATATACATGTAATTTCTTAGACTTATTTATAAAATTAATTAAATTATGATCTAATTTATCTTTTATAGCTAATGAAGTATAAAAATAATATTTGGTAACCTTTTCATCTTCTTCCACTATTTTTAAGTATTCCGTTATATTTGGAATATTTAATATATCTCCTTTAGTAGGAGTTAAATCTATACAAGTGATACCTTGCGAAGTTAATTTATCCAAATAATATTTAAACTTATTTAATTCTAATATTATTGGTTTATCTAAATTTGGTTTCTCGCAAAAGAAACAGTCAAATTCACACGAATAAATTAATTCCATAGTTACTGTATCCGCTTTAAAAGAATTATCAGAATAATCAAAAATAATATCATTTGTTTTTTTAATGTGTTGGCTTAAAAATAAAATATTATTTGTATTATCTGGTATTGCAGATGGGTCCGCCAATCTAGCAACAACATCCGGTAAAAATAAAATATCGAGTTCTAAATCATTAATTAATAATTCAAAACTTGTTTCTTCCATACATGATATATCAAAACCAATATCTTTATATATTTTTTTATATGTTCTTTCAAATTTTTTTAAATCAGGATAAAGGTTATTAAAAGTATTCTCCCATTGTTGAAAAATATTATTATCTTTTTTAGTTATCATAAACTCTGTATTAATATACGTAAAATTTGTAATATCTTGTTTTAATATTTTTAACCATTTATTTTTAGTTTTAAGCCAATTATCGGATTCCTGATTATAATAACCCTCAGATTCTAGAACTAACTCACCTTTAAAATAAGTTGGAAAATCATTTATTAAATACATATCACAATCCAAGTATATTAAGTAATCTGTATTTATTTTTCTTTCCGCTAAAGAACAACCATAGATCATATTAAAAAAAACATGATCCGAATATTTTACACATTCCTCTTCAATAAAAAATATATTATTATAAATAGATAAAAAATCTTGTTTAATATTATTATTTAATTTAATACTAGTTGGAGTAACTAAATAAATCGTAATATCTTTAATCCAAGAATCTGATTCAATTATATGATATATACTTTTTTTAGTTTCCATTATTAATTGTTCTTTATTTTCAATAACGAAAAATAAAGAACAATTATCTTTAGTTAATTGCATAGTCTTCCTTTTTAATATTTACTAAACCTATGTTTATCTTTTTATTATTTAAAAAAGATTTAAAAGAATAACTAAGTATATAATTGTTTTTATAGTTATTCTCCTTTCCTTCTAAATCCACTTCATCAAATAATATACAACTACTGCAAAAGGAATTATTCAAATACTTTTGAAAATAATTGTTAAGAATATCATTTAAATTATCTTTAAAAATATTACCGATTATTGGAGCACCAAAAGCATAATTACAGAACCTAATATCACCATTGATATCACATCCAAAATTTATTAAAAAATTACAACAAAACTTTACAGAACTATCTTTAGTTGAACTATCTTTAGTTGAAGTAATATCAGGATGATATAATTCGAAAAAAATATTATCGGACTGGTATTTATTTATTAATGATTTAAAAAGTATAGAATCTTTTTTATTATCAAAGCGGTTTCTAATAATTATATAATTATTATCTTTTGGTTTAAAGTTATTTAATACAAATAATAAATTCATTATAAAATTAGAATACTTGTTAACATTAGTATGTTTTTTAAAACTATTTTTAGTTAGACCGTACGTACTTATAACTAAATAAAAATTAGGACGATTTATAATAGTTTTCAAATCTTTTATATTACCTACTAATGATGTAAACATAAATACTTTTTTATTATAATGCAATAAATAATCTAGAATTTGAATTAAATAAGGATTGTTTATCGAATCTCCAATAGTTGGAGTTATTTCAAAAGATTCAATACCAAAAGAAATAAAATAATCCAAAAGGATTTTTATTTTTAAAAAACTATTTTTAGTAAATACAGTATCTTTAGTTTTTGGACAAAAAGAACAATTTAAATAACATGGATCATTTAAATCGATCACTATTATTTTAGGTATAAATTTCTTTGGTAAAATCATATTTTTTCTTTTAAGTAATATAAATCAGTATCACATACACAATCACCAGGACATAAAATAGAATCATTTAAATTATTAATACTAGTTGGTAAATGGACACAATCTCTAATTATACTACCATTTGAGATAATACTAAATTTATTTATTGAACATTTAAATCCGGCAAAATTTCTCAATTCATTTCTTTGAATCTCAGACATACTTAAAACATATTTGTTATTTTTAGAATAATAATTACATTTTAAATAATTATCTTCTTCTTCTAAATTATTTATAAATCTATAATCAGCTTCGGAATATTCTATCGGTTCATTATCGAAATAATTATTTATAAATATAAAACCATATTTAAATTTATAATTTTTCATTTCTATTATTAACTTTTTTATATTATCAAAATATTTAGGATATAGTAATATATCACTTTTTATATTTAAATTATTTATTAATATAAAACTTTTCTTAAAAATATTTAAATAATTATTTAAATTAATTTGAGAAGGATGGTATGAATAACTAATATTAACTTTTTCAATAAAGTCAGAGTTATTTTTAAATAATCCTAAATAAGTTAGTAATTTAAAACCATTAGTAATAACTTCGATATTATTTAAATTATCGTATTTTAATAATTCTTTAGTTAAGTAATTTAAAGTATTTAAATTTTTAGTTGGTTCACCACCTGTTAATACTATATTAAATTTCATTCGTTTATTAATTTCTTTAATTGTTTTTAATACTTTTAATAAATTTAAAGGTTTTCCTTTATTTTTCATAATTTCTTTAGCTGAACAATATTCACAATTTAAATTACACTCATTATTTATATGTATTCGAAATAAAGGTAATTGTTTATCTCCACACACTTTAATTATTTCTTCGTTATTATATTGCAAATTGTATCTCCATTTTTTAAATCTAAATTACTAAAATTATTTACAGTATCTTCGTATCTATATTTTAAACCTTTATCAATTTTAAAATATTCTTCTTTATTAAAATTAAATAATATTTCTTTATTATAAAAATAACATTCCGGTACCAATCTAGAACTACAATCAAATTTTCTAGTAGTTTCAGTGTATAAATATTTATTAAATTTGCTAAATAAATTCGCCACTGGAGCTTTCAAATAAGTTTTATCTTTTATATCCGTTCCAGAAACTACCAAATAATCATCATTGAAAACCAAAGAAGTTTTTCTAATATTAGAATTTATATAAACTAAAGTTTTATTATCAGATTTATTAATTTTTTTATATCTAGTAAAATATATTTTTTTAATATAATTAATAATTTTTATATTTTTTGGTTTATCATAAAATCTATTATCTTGTAATAAATAAACATTTTTGTGTTTAAAATTAGAATAATCTATTTCTTTATTGCATCTAAATAATAATAATTTTTGACTTATTAACTTAACATTGTAATTATGATCAATTCCACCGGTAAATATAATAGTACCTTTACTTATTAAATATTTTAAATTTCTTTTAAAAATAATATCTTTTTTATAGTTATCTGGTAATATGTACTTGTCTGAATACGCTTTAAATAATTCTTCTCTTGATATTTTTTCCTGAATAAGTATTTTAACGTTTGTAAATCCAGAATCTTTTAAAAATAAATAGTAATCCATTACCTCAAAGGTATGACCACAAATTCTATTGGTTTCGATGGTGCTTGGACAGAATGTTAATAATATTTCTTTATTCATTATAATTCTTTAGATTTAAATTCATTTGCTAAAAATGGACAAGGGCATTCCTTATTACATTTTATTTCTTTATTTATTATTTTAAAATTTCTATAATTAAATTTAAAATTTCTACAAACATCTTTTATTTCGCCATCTGGAAAAATATTAAAATACTGGGCATTACATATTTTTATATTTTTTATCTTTTTCTCATTTGCTAAGGGTTCTCGAATATCTATAAAATTTGTAACTATATTATTATCAATAATAAAATCTTTAAACTTAGCATATACCTTATCTTCTAAAAAAGACAATTCAAGAAGATTCCTATACAATTTATAAATACTTTCTAATTTTTTAATAGATTTAAATTCAGAATGTATTGATCCAATTAAGGTCAATGAAATATTATCATTCTGGTATTTTAACAATTCTTTAAAGAATGATAAATTACCACTTAAATTACTTAAAAAATTTAAACTAACTTTAATATTTAATTCATTTAAATACTTAAATAATAATTTAAAGTATTCTAAAAATTTATTATTTGTACTTAATTCACCACCCATTAAAGTAATATCCATAGTTTCAAAATTATATTTTTTAACCTCTTTAAAAATTTTAACTATAATATTTCTAAAAACTTTAATATCTAAAATTTTAGTTCTAGTTTGAAGAGACCCTTGAATACAATAAGAACACTTAAAATTACAATTGTTTGTTAAGGTAAAATTTAAATTAATATGTTTCATTTAAAGCATCCTTTATAAAATTAGCGAATGTTGAATTATTTATATCTAATTCTTTAATATCTTGATTTAATCTTAAATCAATACTATCTAATCTATTACCTGAGCCAGTAACAATAATTGTTTTATTATAATAATTACATTCCGGTATTAATCTATTTGCTCTATCAAAACCAAATCTATGTAAATGTAGCTTATCAAAACTAGAATGAAAATCAATTATTATATCTAATCTTTTTCCAATTTTTAACTTGTTTTCATAATATAAATACTTTTTAATTTTTATTTTTTTAAACATTTTAAAATTTAAAAATAAAGGATAGTCGTTTATTGTTTTAACTCCCATATTTACATCACCAAAGGTAATTATATTTTTCAGAGAAGAGAATTCCTTAAATTCAAAAAGAAAGGATTTTTCTTCATTTGTGTAATTATAAAAACATTTTTTATATATTATATCTTTACTTAAATATCTAAAAGTACTGTAATCAAGTACTAATAAATTTTTACAATATAATTTGGGTAATTTTTTAACTAATGTAAAATCAAATAAACGTATATATTTTTCTTTATATTTATATTTAATAATTTCTCGGAATGTATTATGAATACTTTCAGGGAGTTCGAAAAATAATTTAAAATTTAAATCATTTTCTTTTAAATAAATATAATATTCCAAAGCATAAAATAATATACCAGTTATTTTATCAAGTTTCACGATAATACCATTATCTATTTTTATCATTTTCTTTCCTTAATTTAAAAATTTTATTATTAATTGTTAAATTTAACGAATCATCTAAAAGTACTTTAAATTCTTTAGAAGTAAAGAAAACTTTATTTGGAATAGTTCTAATAATTGGCATACTTAATAATTCTTTATGGAAACTATCTTTAGTTAAACTAAAGATAGTTTCAGAATAATTATCAAATGCTAATCGAAAATTAATTAAATTACTTAATTTTTTAATTTTAATAATTTTTTCTTGGAATGCTTTTTTTAGAATATTATTGTATTCAGAATGATTACTAAAATTAAAAGTAATTTGTGTTTTACTAGAGTCCAATACCTTAAATAGTTTTTCAAAGTATTCTAACTTCCCAGAATAATTTGAATGAGTCGTAATATTAATTTTTAGTTTTAGATTATTACACCAATTTATAATATCGTGAAACAATGGTATTGTTTCATTAATTAAAGAATATTCCCCACCTCTAATGGTAATATCCAATTCCTTTATATTATTTTTAATAATTATATTATTTACTTGGTTTAATTTTAAATTTAATAATTTTTTAGATAATATTTTAGAATTACCCTGATCTCTTTTAAAACAATACTTACATTTATAGTTACAGAACTTAGTCAGATATATTAGTAATTCCATTAGAATTCCTTTAAAAAATCAATAAAAGTTTTAGATGATCTAAAAATCTTATTGATATGTTTCGCTCTATTTCTAAAATTTTCTTTAGTTAAATTATTCCAACAATATTTATTTAAATTATCTAATTTATTAAAAAAATTAGAATAACCATAATAAGAATAAGCTTCTATAAAAGCTTTATTATCATTAGCAATCGCTAAATTATTTATTAATACTATTCTTTTCTTATTATATAAAGCCTCTAAAAATGTATTTGATACACTATCGTTACTAACATTATTTACCAAATAATACCTAATATTATTAAAAAAATATTTTGAATTAGTAGTATTCGCGAAACTATTTATTTCGTTACCTAATATCAATACTTCATTTTTATTAATATTATTTTCCTTTAAAAATTTATCGAGTACTTCTAAATCATTACATTCTTCTCTAATATACATTCCATATGTTTTAGAGATATCTGTTTTAGAGATATCTGTTTTAGAGATATCTGTTTTAGAGATATCTGTTTTAGAGATATCTCTAAAAAAGTAAGTACTATAAAATTTCATTCCATAATACTTAGAATAATAAAAACCATTTGAATAAATTTTATCTTTATATTTTAAATAATAAAATTTTCTTTTATTTATATCTAACGTATTTTTAGATAATTCTTCAATACTCTGAGAATAAGTAAATATAAGATTATTATTAAATAACTTTAAATTAGGTATTCTATAAAAATTAATAAAATTTTCTTTTATTGTACAAATACCTAATTTAAATTCATTATTAATTTTAAGTGGAATAGTTTTGGTACCTCTTTTACGAGCACCAAAACTATTATTTATTAAAAGCATTATAAACTAACTTTTGAATATTGAGGGTATTTTTCAAGAATTTCTTCGAATTCTTCTTCGTCTGAATATTCAACTTCTTCTTTAATACGTAATATTTTAAAATGCAATTGGATAAAAGGATTTATTTCATCTTGTAAAGTTAAATAGAATTCTAATGCTTCTAATGTTCCTTCATCACCATCCTCCAATATTTTAATATACATATCTTCTTTATTGTTATCAGTAATAAAAAGACCCTTAGAAGCAAATTGATTAAAAATTGAAATAAATTCAATGTATTTGAACCATTGTATTTTATTTACATGATTGCTTAAATAAGTATCCATACTACTAAAATATTTTTCCTTTTTAATATCCAATTCTGTTAATTCTGCTTCGTCTGGTTTTTTAAATTCTAAAGAAGTAAAAATTAAATCATCTTTGATAATTTCTTTCTTTAAAAAAGCTTTTTCGTTTATTGAAACTATATAACCTTTACTTTTTAATTCATTATAAAATATTCTAGTATTGTTATCTAAACGCACATAATAATCTATAAGTAATAAATCTTTTGGAGAAGCATTCATTACATCAGTTATTACCAATTTACCTTTTATTTTATTAATTAACGCTATTATCATAATTTTTCCTTTTTAATAATGACTATCACAATTACAAGTACATACCTGATTACAAGAACATACATTTTCACAAGTACAATGTAAATTATCATTACACATTTCAGCAACATACTTTAATTTATCTCTTATTGATATCCAACCGCTTGCATCTATTTCCGTTCCAGTCGTCTCGCTTTCGGTACGACCTAAAGTACTTATTACGGTATTTGCCCAATTACTAAGCATATTATAATCTCCGTTATTTACTAAATTACCATTAGAAACGTTACTTGAGGTACTTGGTAATGTTAATTTTCTGTCGCGAGCTACTGCAGTAGCCCCACGATAGAAAGAAGATACATCAGTATCGTCTATAATTTCACCAGCGGTAGCATCAGCAAAATAAGAATCTAAAGTACCAAACATATTACCAGGACACATCTCTTTATAATCAGGGCACGTTGTTGCTTTATCATCATTCCCTGACATTGGACCATTAACTGGAGAACCAGATGGAAACTCAACCGAATTAAATTTACATTCAATATTCTGGGAGTCCATTGTACATATTAATGGACCAGGAGTATCTATATTACAATCACAACCACCCATATGATGGTGGTTAATTTTTACACCACATCCCATTATAAAACCTTTTTATTAATTATTTTATCAAATATATATAAATATTTGCTTATAGTATTATTTACAATACACGTTAACGTTAACCCATGTGAATACATATCAGTAAATAAATCTCCGGACACACTAGTATCCAGTATTCTATCAGGAGGTGTAAAGGCCATTGGGCATTTAACACAAGTCAATGTTTTACAGCTTCTACATAAATTATTCGGATCGGTTAAAACTTCTTGTTTTTTATTAGTAATTAATTCTTTAGATTCATTAAATATTTTATAAAAATTAGTATTATTTATATTTCCATAAAATAATTTAGAACCTTGTTCTTTAGGATAATTACTATAGTTATCATATTCTGTTCTATGACAGAATCTAGCATTCCCTAATTGATCTAATCCAAATAAACTCTGACCTGCGCTACATGAAGTATCATTCGCATTATATCTAAGTTCTTTAAAAAATCTAGTAAATAAAGATTTACCTAATATTAATCTATCCATTTCAAATTTAACCAAATATTTTAAAAGGTTTTCAACTTCTAATAGAAAACTATTAATACTTTCTTGGTTATTAGCAAAATTTTTTCTAAGATTTATCATCAATAAAGATGAAGTATCAAATGTACTGTAATACGAAAAATTGGATCCATGACCATTTTGGTCATTTACTACATCTTCGAATTGTAAATAATCATTTATTGCATCTTTCACTGAAGAAAAAGCTTCCATCGGTAAAGTGGCCTTCATTGATAATTTAGAAGATTTATCCATTAAATTTAATAATTTATAAATTTCATCTGTTAATAAATTCTTAGATCCTTTTTTATTAGCGTCCTTTCTATAATCATCTTGGATTTTCCCACCATCATACGATACCTGATAACGGATTAATTCTTTTGGAAAATCAGGATGAAAAAAGTCTATAGTTTTTTGAGCAGAATAATTATTAGTAATTAAAATTACATCATGTATTTCTAATTTTTCCATCATTAGCTTAGTTAGCATTTGTGTTCTTTTTGTTGGAACTAATGTTGGTTCACCACCTAATATACTAAACGACAATTTATGTGGCAATTTATCTTTTTTTAGGTTTTCTTGTAATTTTTTCAAACCTGATACTATTTTTGGTATATCATTATCTGTAATAATTTCGGTAAGTTTATCCAAACCTTCATAACAATAAGTACATTTAAAATTACAATTTTTATTTATTTGAAAAGTTACATGAAAAGAACTATTATAATTAATATTTTCGATATCATGTAAATAACTTTCTTTAACTTTCTTTAATTTAAATTGATTTAAATTCTTAGATTTAATTTCATTTGAGAAATATGTTTCCATTTCTTTTTCAAAATCGGCAAGTTCCTTATCATTCTTAATTAATTCTTCGTAATGTTTTTTATATTCTAATCTATTTATTGCTTCTACTTCTGTACAAGAATATTTGATACTTATTAAATAAATACTTAACTTCTTAATCTCACTATTTATTAATTCATGTATATTTGTATTAACTTTTGTATCTATTTCTTTAACTGTTTTTGATAATAGCGAAAATAATTCAAGAACTTCATTTAAATTAATAATAAAATCCTTTTTATTATTAATTTTAAAATCTTTAATTTCTTTAGATACAAGGGTATTATTTAATATAAATAATACCCCAGTTTTACAATATCGATTATACAATTCTTCTGATAAAATACATTTATTGAATATTTTTTCAATTGTGATATTTAACGATCGTATTAATTTATCTTCCATTTTTATCTCACTTTTTGATTTTCTTTATGATATCTATTTAACTTTTGCTAAGATTTTTAAAGTACCATTACTAATCTGAGTTTTGTTCTCTAAAGATATTCCAACTAAATCTCTATCTAATTTTATATTTGATCCAAAAACTTTATTTGGTTCAATATTGTCAGGATATAAATACATACCTTTAGTTATTTTTCCTATAAAATTAACTGGTACTCTACCAACAAGTGCTATATTTACATAATCTTCATTATCTTCCATACCAGCATTTAATACATAACCAGGAGAAGTTGTTACTACACCACAATAAATATTATTTATAGAATTCTCAGTTACTTCAAACTCTTTTGTTTCGTCGGTGTTTAAATAAATTAAAGTTCCTGATTCATACAGATAATTATCTTTAATTTCTTTTTTATAGTACTCCGCAACATCGGCGTACTTAGCTTTATTTGCAGTACCTGTAAAAATATTAGCTTGTACAGTACTATCTCCACTAGAAGGATGTAATTGTAACTTCGAACCAGTCCAAGTAACACTTCCCGTCCCAACTTTAATTTCAGCCATAATAGAACCACCGTATAAAACGGTGGTTCTATTATTATTTCCAATAACAACATTACCATTGTGATATAAATTAACTCCAACGAATTTCCAACCACTAGAGGTACCCCAATCCTCAATAGTCATACTTTCTAAATTATTTAATCTTGTATTTAAATAACCAAAATTCGGCATAATACTCTCTACTTTTTTATCTGCTTTTAAAGCAACATTATATGCATCCACTGATACACCAGTACTATAATTAATACCAGAAACTAATTCATTGTCTCTTCGTATAGAAGGAAGTAAAATATTTGATTCAATTGCTCCAATTAAACTTTGAAAAGTTCCATCAACTGCTTTATGAAAAGTATTAAATTTATCTATTATATCCATATCATATCGTTTTGATAAAAATTGACCATATAATTTCGAAGATACATGAGAAGACTTTTCAAAGTTTTTACCAATTTCAGCCTGAGCTAAAATAAAAGCATTATTTTCAATATCTTTATTAATTTCTTTTTTAAAATAATCGGCTATTGATTCGTATATACTATCTAATAATGAAAAAGAACTTTCAAGAATTACTTTAATTTTATCATCCGAAAATTTAAACAATTCCTTTCTTTCTTTAATTCCTTCCATTATCAAATTATATAACTTTTGGATTTGATTAGTATTTAAATTTAAATTAGTACCAACCGTTTTTACTTTTCGCTTAAGTTTCTTTATTTCAAATGTAAACTTATTTATATTATCTTTATCTGGTTCGATTATATCTACTATTTTATTAGCTAATAATTCAGCTTGTATTTCTGCATTATTTTTAGTAGCTTGATTATTATATTTATCTCCATCTACAACCGGAATGTCTATATAAAAAACAGTACTTTTATTATTAGTAGCATCTACTAAAAATAATTCCATTTTATGTTTATATACATTTCTCCCATCTATTACTACAACATCACCTGAATCCAAATCTTCAAATCTTAAATTTTCAAAATAAGAAACTCCGTTTGAATTTAACTTAATAGTTATATTATCTAGACCAGTACTTGGAAAATTATCTATATCAAAATAACTAGAATTAATTCCTTGTATAGTACAAAAACTATTGTAAACAGTAACTATTTTAGAAATATGAGCATTCGGATATAGATTATGAGTATAAAGCATATGTTCGAAGTGTTCTAGAACATGTGGTGCATTATCAATAACTCTAGCTACCTTTATGGTAACATATTGAGATATAGAATTATTAGTAACATCATTTGTACAAATTAATTCAAAAGTTAAAAAAGTAATTTCTTTACTTATATCATCTGGGTTATCTTTATTGATAGCTTCCATACCATCACCAGTAAGATGAATTCTATTATCCTGAACACTAAAATATTCCGGATTATCAGAAGATATTGAGTAAGTAACCTTATTATCTGAATCAGTATCTGCATCACATAATAATTGACCATTAACAATATTTTCTTCTATTACATCATATGTATTTATTTCTGTAAATTGCATTTAAAAACCTTTAAATAGTTTGAATTATATTTAAAATAATATTAGTATTATCAGAATTGCTTAATCCCTTAATTTGATCATCAAATATAACATCTAAAGATATTCGCTGAGTGCTTGTTTTATCAAGGATTCCTATCCAGATAATTATATCATCCGAATATATCTTAACTAAAGCTTCTGTATCATTTGGATTAGATATTATAACGCTATTTATTAAACCCTTTACTTCTCCAAAGTTCTTCGGAACTTCTTTATCAAGTACTGCCATTTTTTTTATCATTTTATTTCCTTTTAAAAATTCTTTAGAATGTTTTAAACATTTTAAAACATTCTAGGTTTGGATCGGCTAATTGATGATCATTGAAATTAATATCTGATATTAAAATAGGATCATCTATACCAAATTCTCTTCTTAATGTATTGTATTCTATAATCATTCCTTCTAATTCAGTAGTTATATTTATAAGTACCTTGTCAAAAGCGTTTTGGTTTTTTTCTGCTCTATCAATCAAAGTTCTATTTGGAATAGTTTGTAATTTTAATTGATAAAGAACATCGGTAATAATATCATAATCAACTTGAACGGCTTCCATCATTCTCTGTTTTAAACGTATACGAATAGTTAAATAAGTATAGTTGTATATTCTTCTTTCGTAATCAGAAATGTATAAAATTGAATTTACTGTTTGTTGTTGCTGCATTCTATCTATAATATTACTATCAAGGTCAATCAAATCTCTATTTAATAGACGTATTGTTTCATTTTGATTATCTATTTCTATATTAAATTCTGCCATATCTGAAACAATATCTACTATATCCGCTTCTAAGTATTTAAAATCTTTTAAAGCTTCTTGATATAATTTAAAAGCAATATATTTTCTATCGATATAACTACTTCTAGTATTCGTATATACTTGATAAGCATCCAATAGATATTGCAATGCTTCCTCTTCATTACCTACCGTTCCACTCATAGTATTTATATAATTATAAATATCTTCTAATTCCTGAGCTAAATTTTTAATTATATAATAACCAGAATATATATCAGTTTTCATATAAGTATATAAATTAGCTAAATTATTGTCACTCATAAATAAAGTATTATTTAAATATTGAGCACCACCAAGAATATTACTAATAAGATTACTACAATTATTGGTATTTTCGACAAATAATAAATCAAATAATAACTTACTAAAATTATTCATAGATGCCGTTCCACTAAGACTAATAAAATTATTTATACTACTTAGATTAAAACTCGAAACAGCACTTTTCATATTATTAGTAATATTTTTAACATTAGTTAATTGTGTAACAATACTAGTTAATGTTGAAATTAATACATCTATATTACTCTTTATGGTTGCCCCTGGGGTATCACCTGAAACGGTATTTTCTGAAATACTTTGAGTAGTAGTATAAGAAGCAATTCTTCTAGCATTTACTGATGAAATCTGTGACCTGTAGCCAGAAATAGTTTTTTGATTAGCATTGCCGGATTTTGAAATCATCGAAGCATTGCTCGCATTAGGAGCCTTATTAGAAGAAGGACAATCGTAATAAGTAAATGATGAGGATGAACCATTACCAACCTTACTAATTAAAGGAAGAGCATCGTGAGTGAATAAAGACATACTATCAAAAGTAGTACTAAAATTAGGAAATTTAAATCTATCTGTAAATTTTATTACTCCATCATGTACTCTAGATTTAAAAGAGCTTAAATTAGTTTTAAAAGCATTTATTGAATTTATATGTGAACTTAAATAATTATTAAAATCGTCCATATAATTTACAAAGAAATGTATCTTGGCAAATTTTAAAGCTTCTTCTGCTTTATTTTGATTTATATCTTGAGTTTTATCTTTTATTATTTCTTTTAATCTAGTTGGAGTTATAGGACCAGTTACTTTACCGATTGTTATATTTGGTTCTGAACTTAAAGTAGTATTTGTATAAACATCTTCTTTAGTTACTTTATTAATTTCAGCCGTTCTTTTTAAATCATTGTACTCATCTTCTAATTCAGAAGCATTTTGCAATAAGATTTCTAATTCTTCTTTAAAGTTATTTCTAAAATCTTTTTCTTTTGTACTCATCCAATAAGAATAAATAACATTAAATCGATCTTGAAATTGTTGAGGTAATCCAGTTAATTCTAAAAAATTAGCAGTTTGTAATTCTCCTGAAAAATCAATATCTAACATAAAGGTTGAATTATCCATAGCAAAACCAGTTCTAACATTACCTGGAATAAATCTAGAACTTATCTTACCTTGTCTATATGGTTGAGTGTTTTCCCAAGCATAATTACTTTCAGTACAACTATCTAAAAGATAATAACTTTTACCTGGTTCCATATTCTGTAAGATACTATTACTATCATCAAGTAAGATATTTTCATTGAATTTGATAATACCAGAAGTAATTATAGTATGAGCTCCTGATTTCGGATTGTATACATACATACCAATCGCTTTATCTATTTTTCTATTACATGCTTTTGCTGGTTTATATAAACCATCTATATCTAAAAATACTATATCGCCTGATCTGGTACTGTATTCTGGATTGCTAAAATTCTTGTATAATTTAGATGCCGAAATATTATCACCTTGAAAACTATTTATAGTAAATAAATCAACTGCTTTATCTGAAATCAATCTAAACAATCTTGTATAATTCTGAATAAATAAATCATCAAGATTTTGCGGATAAGTTACTAAACTAAAACCATCCATTTTAAATTTAGCAATTTTTAACATATTGCTTTCATCGTACTGACTAACTCCAATACAATCAAAAATAGCTGGGTTATACATACACTGAGTACTGTATTGATATTTAAGTACTAAGTAATAATCAACATTTGTAACTATACTAGATATTGGAAAATTAAAAACTATATCATCTGTAAAGCCTATATATTGATCATCTATAAAACAAGAACCTTTAAGAATTCCAAATTCAAGAATATTTTCTCCATCCAAATCAGTTCTGATTATAGTAGTTTCAAAACCATTTATATAAGAGGAAACTGTTTTATCAGGAGACATTGGTTTAAAAGCATTGAATACTTTGGCAGTCATTCTTAAATAATCATTAGGTGCTCTGTCTTTTGGCTGAAGTCCAAGTAATTGAATTCCCTCATAATCATGATTATCTGTTATTGTTTTACTCATTTATGATCCTTATTGTTGATCTTTGTATTCTTGAAATAAAGATATTAATTTCATTTCTAAGTTTGCATATATTTGATAAACTAAGTTAATTTCCAGATTAAAAATTAATGAATTAATAACTTTTATATATTCCCTAATTTGGGTAACATCTTTATAAAAAGTTGTATCCACATTAGGGAAATTTTCTGCAAATAAATCTAATTTATTTTCTAAAGCGTTTAATTTATCATATATACTGAAACGAATAACCATTTCCTGAATATTGTTTATTTGGAATTGTCTTTCATCTTCTGGACTTGGTTCACTCTGAAGAGCTTGACCTAGGATTTCTACATCCGCTTGGTTAATCGTTCCATCATCTAATAATTTTTTAACATCCGCTTCCATATTTTCCGATTGTTGAAGCTGTTCTATTAGTTGTTGTAATTCTTCTTCTGATAATTTTGGTTCGTTATCGTCTTGTTCATCATCGGTAGGTTCTTCTTGAGCTTGTTCATCGTCTGTTTGTTCTTCATCTTGAGAAACACTTCCATCTGGTTCATCATCTGAATTAATTTCTTTAGCTTCTTCCAATAAGAAATCCCACATAGTACTACCATTTCTAGTACTTTCTTCAATCATTTCTGAAGTAATTAATTTCATTGTTATTCCTTTCTTTATTTATATTTTAGTTATGATGAAAATCAAGGTATCTCTTAGATTTAAACGACAGGAAATTACTAAGTCAAAAGACTTAGTAATTATTGTTCTGGTGGTTGAGCAAGACTTTGGATAATCTGTTCTTTTAACTGTTCTTTAATTTCTTTTTCTCCACTTCGTTTAAATTTATCCCAAGGTAAATTTGGAGCATAAAGTTTAAATAATTCTTCTGGATCTATATTAATACCAGCTTGTTTTATAGTACCAACTAAGTTACCTATACTAGAAATAACAGCTTCTGAATTTTGTAATTGTAAAATTACGGGAGCATTTAAGGTATAACTCATGTACTGAGTAATATTAAAATTTTTATAATCTTTATTATTTACTTTAAGTACTTTTTGAAAAACTGTATTAATTAAATCATTTAAAGCATCTTCTGTGAAACTTTGAAGAGTACTTATACTATTAGCAAAACTAACATTAAGATTAACTAACGTTTCTCTCTGTTCTACGTTCTCACTGATATTTAAATATATAGAAGGAATACCAGTACTAGCAATTAATTCATTTCTAAGATCGCCTAAATCATTTATTGGTAAAGCTCTATCATGCATTGGAAGAATTTCTAAATCTATAAACTTTTGACCATTTTTGGATACAGTTGCTATATCTCTAAAATCAGTCATTATTTGAGAAATATTCTTCATACTTGATAAATCATCATATGAAATATTTTTAGTCTTTAATTCTTTCTGAACATTTTGAACTATCTGAGAATGATTTCTTCTTTTACCAACTTCGATATTCCATTTACGAACAACACTTGCTCTACTCAATCTTGAAATAACTGAACTTAATAAAGCAATTGTATACAATTTCACAGGAAGAACTATTGGATCAAATATACTAGTTCCGTATGGAGCAAACTTATCAATATTCGTATGAAAGTTAACTATATTATTTGGCTCAATTAATCTGAATTTTAATTTAGATCTTTTTTTAATTTTTTCATAAAGTATTACTTTTAAACTATATGATAATTCTTCTGGTAATTCATCAATATAATTATTAGAAATAGAAATATGTTCCTTTAATTTAAATAATATTTCTTTACTGAATTTATTAATTATTTCATCGGTTGTTTTTTTATTATCTAAAGTTTGTTTATTAGAAGTGTTATCATCATCATTAGCGAATCTTTTATATATATTTACTTCATCTGATTCTGACTCAGGTAGATCTTCAATTACTAAATAACCAAAATTAATACCATCTTTCTCTAATTTAATAACAGATGTTGGAGTAAGAAATTTTAAATATATATTTTTAAGAACATCAAATTTTAAATCTTTAAAAGTTTTAATATCAAAAACGTTTGATTGTAAACTATCTCCTTCTAGATCTTCTAAATTATCTAAATAAACATCATTGAATAAATTCATATCACTTTCGTTAATATAATTTTTAGCTTTTAATAAAGACATAAATTCTTCATTTTGGTACTCGGTGTAATTTTCTTGTATTTCTACTTTTTCGGTATTTGGTAATTCTAAATAACCTAAAGAACATTCTGATGTAATATTTTTAGAAGATCCATAAAAAGTTATACTTTCAGTAAGTAATTCGCTACGAGTATTTACCAATGTACTTATACTCGACATATCAACTACTTCCATATAAAAATCACCGTATTTTAACATATTCTGTAATATATTATTTTTTAATTTATCCTGAATATTAAAATAAACTAAAAATGTTTTCATGAAATTAGAAATATTTTTCTTAACGCTTGGTTCTAAATTAACAAGCATGTCATTATTATCATTTTCTATAATATTAATAAACTGTTTGTTTTGGATATTTTTAATTAAAATATTATCTAAATAAACTTTTAACATTCTAAATGCTATTGGATTTATTTCAGCTATTTCATTATATAACTCATATAATTCTTTTCTATTATTTTGAATATTTCCATTGTTAAATATCTTTAAAATATCAGATGTATTGGTATTTAATAATTCATCGAGATCTTCATTTTCTTTATATTCTTCTTGAGCATTTGAATTAAGCGAACTAGAACTAAGAACAGGATTAAGATTATTAATTTCAACTCGTTGAACATTCGAACTAAATATTTGCATATCCGAATTACTGTTAACAACATCTTCATATATTTTATCAAATTCATTTGTGATTTGATCTAAATTATCTAAATCATCTATAACATCTATTGCATCTTGTCCTGGGGCTTCCTGTGGTTGTTGAGGTACCTCTGGGGGTTGTTGACCATCCGGAGTTATTTCTTGAGCACTTGGATCATACATTCCCCAATCTTCTGCTTCTTGTAAATTCATTATTTTCCTTTTTGATTTAGTTTTTTATTAATTTCTGACATAAAAAACATATTGTCTTTAAAATCATCTTCTTTGTTTAAAAATTTAGAATCGATTTTATTAAATAAAGTACTAAACTTTTGATGAACCATTATTTCAATTCCTGTCTTACTATGAATTCTTAGAATATCCTTATACGCCTCATTAGATAAACTTATTTTAATATCATTAAAGAATCTTGTTTTTAAATCAATGAAATCTTTCTTTTTAAATACTTCTTTTTTATTAGATTCATTTCCGATATACATTGGAAGTATTTCTTTATATAAATAGTATTCGAATTTATATTTAATAAGATCATCTAAAATATCCAATGCCTTTTTAGCAGAATCCAAAGATATTTTTTCGTTAGATTTTTCATCAATTTTAGAATTTTGCTTAACTTTAAATAATTGATAAACTGTATAACTTATTGGTAAAACTATCCCAAAACTAGCAGCCATAATAATTTCTAAATTTTCATGCATGTGTACTCCTTATAATATAAAGAATATATTTATAGTACTATTAATAATACCATTAATAATACTATTAATAAATTAAATTCTAAAAGTATATGAATTAGCAAACCCATTATAATATTTATCTGCTTTTTCATCTTCTTTGTATTCATAATCATCAACTATCATATAATCTGTTCTTTTAGCTGATCCAAGTCCTTCGTAATTAAGACCACTTAATCCGTCTATTTCATCTCCAGGTGATTGAACACCCAAACCACTATCACCATATATGCTTTTATTTCCATCACCTTTTGTACTTACTGCTGCGTCAACTTCCTTCGATATTTGAGTAAATACATGAGACATTGCTTTTAACGCCATCTCAATATTTTGTCCAATATCGGTACCCATTACATAACTGGCCGCACCAGATATTTTTTTCTTAGCCTCATCTGCTACTTTTTTTAATTCTTCTTGTTCTTTGGTTAATTCTTTAAGATTATCTATCCCAGTAGCTATTGTTTTTGCCGTACTAGATCCTTTTGTACCAGTACCATTATACTGAACCGCGAAATCTTGCATTAATGGTACTATAGTTAATCTTACATCAACTAACATTGGTTGTTTAGAACTATTAAAAACAGTTTCATAAGAACCTCTAGAAATTGCCATTGCAGCAACTGCCCCAATTTTAAAATGAGTAATACCGTATGCTCTAACGTCCCAAACTAAAGGCATTGCATATGTAACCCCATTTCTGGTAATTGGTGCGCCTGTCGCCATCATAGTTAGAATAGGAATAGTTATATAATTTAAAATACTTGCTGGATCTCCACTAGGAGCAGCTAATTTTATAAATAAACTAAGTGTACTATTGTAACTAGAACTTTGCCAAACATTTGGTGTGGCAAATTGAACACCAAGCATTCTACCACTTAATAACGAAACCAATCCTGAGTGAGTACTAGCATTCGTTAATGCGTCAAGTGCTGAACCATAACTCATACTTTGCATTTTACCAATGACTGATTGACCACCCAAAGCTTTATTGATACTTGGTAAAAATGAATCCATTGTTTTCTGACCAAGTGCAGTACCTTTAGCAGTTATATCAGAACCAGAATTATTATCAGTAAAGTTATTTGAAATAGTTTCCGTAAAGGTACTATCATTTGCTCCTAGAATTCTAACAGAAGAACAACGCTTCCAATTATTAAAAATAGGCTCAGCTAATTTAAGTAAAGATTCCTCACTTAAAATTGGATGATTTTTAGCAATCGTTTTAAAAGATACTTTGGTGTATTTTACCATTTCAGCAATTACTCCTTTAAAAATAGCATAAACACTAGTATCTTTATTACCGGAATCGTATACATAAAAATTGCTTAAATCTTCTCCTGCTCCTAACATACCTGGATTTATTGTATAAGTTGCTGGAATCATATCTATGTAAGTAATATCTCTTAATAATATTTTTCCAAAATTATTTCCTTTATCTAAAGTAATTCCATATCCTGGGATTTTTCCAATTATAGCCACATTCGTATTACTCATTTTATTTTCCTTTTATTTTATCTTTGGTAACCGAAGTTATATAAGTTTTATTACTTTTTAAAGTATCTGCTATTAATGATAACATACTCGTTTGAATTTGCATTTGGTTTAATTTTTGTGGATCACTATTTGGCTTACTATTTAATGATTGGATTAAAATAGCAGTATCCTCTCTTAATGCTTTTATTTCTTTTTGAGCATCTTCGTGTAATTTATCAAATCTTTTTGTATCCTTTAACCTATCTTCTTCATCGATTTTACCATCGTGTTTTATATCTAATTGACCCATAATTTCTCTAAGTTTTTTCGCATGTTCATTATCTTTATCAACATTTTTTAATAATTTATAAGTTAATCCTTTTTTATCATATGTGTTTTCTCCAACGAATAATGAACCTCTTTTTTTATCATGTTCGTATTTTACTTTCTCTTTATTATTCATATCTTCTTTAATTTTAAAATCTTTTAATCCTTTTTTATCAAGTCCCATAGAAGCCATTTTTTCATCAGAAAGAACATAACCAAGCATATCTCCAATAAATGGAAGTTTCTGAACGGTTTTTTGAATTATAGCTTTCCAATCAGCCGACATTCCTGCCCCTAGCATCATCATTACTGCACCAACTCCTTTAGCGTGTGGTGCAGGCAATGACATTATCATAGACCCCATACCACTTAAAGCAAACCCAGCAATTTGAGTATTTGAATAACTTTCGGAACCGTTTTCGTTTTCAATGGATTTACCAAATGCTAATTTAATTCCACTTTGTACTTTATCGATCGAATCCGAGAAAGTAGGTAAATATTCAGATGCTAAATATCCAGCGCCTGCTAGAACAGCTAAAGAAGATGCTTTTTTATATTTCATAGCAGTTGTTAAAATACTTTTAAATACAAATGGTAAAAAAGTTTTCGCTAGACTAGCACCAGCACCAAGAACATTACCAATAGTTTTTCCAAAAGTACTTCCTTTTAGATTACCTAAAGATGACATTAAACCACCAGCTTTGTCTTTAACTGATACTGCATTTTCTTTTCGTTTTTGCCAAAAAGTTTTATTGTAATCTTTATCCTCTTCTTTTTCTTTAGCTAGAACCACAATTCCTTCAAATGCTTCTAACATTTTATTATCGTATTCTTCTTTTGCTTCAGCATCTTGAGAATCCTGCAATGATGTACCGATACCATTACTTTGAGAATATTTTTCTTGTAATTGATTTTTTCTCGTTTCTATTTCTTCGTTTCTTCTAGATTGAAGAAATTCTTTATTTTTTGGATTATCTTTTATTTCTTTTTCATAGTACTTATTAATATCTTCTATATTTTTTGAAAAAGTTTCTTTATATGAATTAACCAATTCTTTTTCTAATTTAAAAGTACCTGTTAAAGCATCGTATAAAAAAGATTGAGTTTTTTTATCTTCCGTACTTGTCAATTCCTTTTTATCTTCCGTATTTGACAATTCCTTTTTATCTTCAGTACCCGACAATTTAAGAAAAGAACCTTTCAGTGGTTTATCTGTTTTAGAGATATCTGTTTTAGAGATATCTGTTTTAGAGATATCTGTTTTAGAGATATCTGTTGATTTTTTAAATATTTTTTCTAACCATATATTTCTTTCTTTATCTAAATCTAAATTATTTAGATAAAGTGATGGAAATTGAGTTTCCATAAAACCAAGGGATAATTCATCCACCGAAGTAATACCAGAATCCACTTCGGAATTGTATAATTCCAATTCTTCTTTTTTTTCGGATTCTCTTTTTTTAATTCCTTCTTTTCTCCAATGCCATCCAGCAATTGAACCTAAAATAGGAAGTGTTCCTAATTTATCCCAACCTTTATCTTTAAAATCTTTCCAGTTGCTAGATTTATCAGAGGCATCTAAATTAGATTGTGTTTTATTAAAAAAACCATCACCACCAGAATCTTTATTATTTGAATCTAAATCAAGTTGAAGCATAGATTGTAATAAACTGGCAGAAAATGTTTGGATTGCTAATTGTTTTCCTTCTATAGTATCGGATGTTTTTAAAACACTTCCAATTTTCATTTCCGCAAGTACTACCATATTGGTAGGAATATTTAATTCTTTAGCTGTTTTTACTTGAGCATTTTCTAGTTTAGATTCTTCATCCATACCATACATAGTTTTAATTTGCTCGGATCCAGATTTACCAAATATCGATCCAGTTAAACTACCAACTTTAAATAATGAATTAAAATCAGTTGAAACTTCATGTGTTTTAATTTTTAAATTTTCATACCATTCTTCAACATTATCTAATTTCTTTTGAACTGCACCAATTTTTTTAGTACTTTTATAATCATTTGTCGTTGTAAAATCAGTATTCTGGCCTTCTGATACTAAATCAAGAATTTCGTTATGTGTAATAAATGTTTCATCATCTCCGTCTTTATCAACAAGTAATTTAGTTAAATCAAAAATAGCATTTAGATGAGAGGAATGTTTATCAATACTCTGTAAGTATTGCAAGGTTAATGATTCGGCAGGTGTTAATTGTCCAGTTACATTTAATAAATTTATTTGAGCAGCAGCTGAACCCATACCATCATATTGTTGTACTTGGATATCACTTGAAGCTTTTTTACCTAAATCAGCAGATTTATAATTAAATTTTTTATCGCTTTTATTTGCTTTTGATTTTATACCAGACATTGCTTTAGAACCAAGCATTGTTGCCATCATATACGAAATCATTCCAATAGCTGATCCATCAAAACCAGTCATATCCGCTATATTAGAACCACTTTCCATAAGAGCAGAACCAATACCAGTATCTTTACCAATCATTCCACCAATGCCTTCTAATGCTTTACCAGGCAAAGCAGCCATATGAGTTTCGCCAACACCACCTAAATAATTAGCATCTGATAAAATATTACCTCCAAGAAAAGCAGCTGAACCTGGGTTACTTAAAGCGTTTGGTACTTTCATCCCAAGTGCCATAGCAGCAGGATCCATCATATTTCCAGTAAGTGCTCCATATCCATAAGCTCCAGCCATACCAACCATAGAAGCATTTTTCATACTTTTACCGGCACTTAATGCAGAATCTGTTACTTGGGCAGCACTTAAAGACTCTCCTTTTTTTATACCTTTTGAACGAGTACTTATATCACCAACATCTTTAATACTGGTTCTATCCATATTTCTCCAAGCGATTGGTGCAGCTAAAGCACCAAGAGCAGATCCACCCATAGTAGCATAATCAGCTAATGATGATTTTCCTTCATCTGCTAAAGCACTACCAGCTGCACTACCTAATATTGGAGCAAGTGCTCCTGGAATAGCTAACTTAGAAAACTTCTCTGAATATTTTTTACTTAACCAATGGTTCTCCTGTTCTTCAGCTAATTTTTCAGCTTTCGTTTTAGATAATTTTTCGTATTCTGAACTATTAGCTCCCATAGAACACTCCTTATAATTAATTATATCTTTGTTTCTGTTCCGAAATTTAACGACAGGAAAATCTAAGACAAAAGTCTTAGATTTCTTTTATAAAGCAAATGAATCGAATTCAGAAACTATTTCAATTTTTTCACTGTATTCTAATTGTACCATCCCAATAGTAGAAATTGTTTTAATCCAAATATCATCTCCATTTTTATAAAACTCAGCAAAAAATTCATCTGGTTTAGTAAATGCGAATGGATTGAATATTTTATAAATAGTCGTTTCTTTATCAGTAACTGTAAAGTCTTGTTTAAATATATCATCTGATGTACTAATACTAATTATTTTTAAATCATCATCTAATTCAAATTTTAAATAGTTTGATTCAACTGCTTTAGAAGCATTTTGAATAGTTTCAACTAAATCAATGCTTAGTTCGGTTCTTATTTTTAATTCGCCTAAATCAGGAGCACTTATATTTAATGATGATTGGTTTTCAGCCTGAGGTAAAGTAATACTAGTACTTGGAATTCCATCAATTAAAGAAGTAATTAAATATCTAGAATTGTTGTCATCTTTAACAAACATTACTTCATCACCACCTTTAATAAGACCAAGTAACTTAGTATTTTTAGTAGGATCAATAATATCTAAATCATGATTATCAAAAAAGATATTTAAATCCGCATAAATATAACCAGCATTTTTAATTAAATTTAATCTCCCTTCTTTAATTCTAATAATGTCCTGTGATGTAGTACCTGCACTTAAAAAGGAAAGAATTTTAATTAAACCACCGTATAAAGAACTTCTAATTTTACCAATTTGGTAAACGCCTGCAGTAGGTGCTGGTGTATTATCATGAACTACTGGAGTTGGAGCAACCTCTTGTTTAAAATCATTTAATGATGTGTTTCCTGTGTTTCCCGGTACATTTTGAGCTTCCATACCTGCGATATTAATTTCTAAATTTTCCATTATTGTTTCCTTTGTTTTATTATAAATTATTTCTATGTTTTGTATAACTTAGATAAAGAAGCTTACGCTTCTAAATCTTTTAATACCGATTCTCTGTACTCGGCATATTTTGTTTTAATCTCATCCATTAATTCATCTTCCGTAAGATTAGTAACCACATGATTAGTATCAATTAGTCTTTCTTTTGATAATTCTCCAGTATACATTGATAAATATGGCATCATTCCTAAACCACCAGATACTGGATCCATAACTAAACTCATTGGATATTTAATACTAATACCATCATGATCTTCTGTGCAATCGCCTATGATTTGATCTCCGTTTACTAAACCTAAAATATTTAACATTTTTATTCCTTATGTATTTATTAATATTGTATCATTTTCCGTTGGTGAAAATGAGATAATCGGTAAAACGATTTCTTTTGAAGCTATATTATTTAACTTGGCTACTTTTTTAATTATACTTGTTATTCTAAGACTATAATATTCTATAAAAAAATCAATGAACGATTCATATTGAAGATTCGATCCTTTTGCAAAGGTATTTAATTGTTTTAAATTAACTTCTGGGTTAAGTCTTATAAATTTAGTATTTCCTCCTATTACTAATTTAGTATTTTCGGATGTTTCTGAAACTCCTAAATCTATGTTTTTTATCTCTTGAAGAAATGATTTAATTATATCTTCTTTTAGTTCATTTTGTTTTTTCATTTAATTTCCTTTTTACCAGTCACTGAATGCTCCAACAACCGCTTGATTATTTTGATCAGTTATTGGTTGTTCAACTAATTGAGATGGTTCAATTCTATTTTCTTGAACTAATTCATCCGTAACTTGATTACTTAACACTTCTTCTTCTGATTTAATTTTAAAAAAATCAAAGTATATGCTATCTGTACTTAATTTTTTAATACTTAATAAAATAAAGGCATTTCTTAATTCAGGAGAAATGCTGTTTAAAATAGTATTACATTCATCGTCCGTTTGTATAGTTCTTCCGTGAACTGCTCCAGTAACTGGAGCAGTTTGTTGAGGTTGACCTGGTTGACCTCTTCTTGGTTCGAAATAATTTTCACTTGGTAAATTATTCATTTTAATCCTTTTTAATTATGCTAGCATAAATCCTCTAACATTTGAGTATAATCTCTCTTCCTGAACGAAATCAACATTAGGTGGAAATGAAGTTCCGAATAATAAATTAGCTCCACCACCAGCAAATATTACTTTATCTGATGTACTTAGTAATTTACGTTCTCTTGTTAAAATACTATTTCTAAGTTTTTTAAGAAAATTTGATTTTAATTCTGTTATGATTTCTGTCACTTTAGGTTGAGGAACACCATTATAAATAAATTTATTTTTAAGAAATATTGCGAGAGCTTCGTTATCTGAAAAAGACATACCGTATTCATTTTCTAAAAAATCAGAAAATGATTTTATAATAGAGCTAACCCCATGACCGGGAAAACTTCTAGAATTATTTTTCTGAGGAACACCATTATTAAAATATAAACCATTAATTGTGTTAAATCCAATATCTAATAACATTGCTGCATCTGGATGAGGTATTTTAGAAGTATTAATATAATCTATATATGCTCCAGCTCCTTGTGGTATAATTTTAATATTATTAAATTTATACACTCTACCATCTACTGTAAAATTAGATAATCTTTTTACATAATCATCCTTATTTTTCCAATCGGCTAATGATAACCCTAATCTTAATTCTAAATGATCTTGAGCTTCTTTATTAAAATCAATTGCTCCAAGTTTAAATAAAATACTAAACATAATGATAGGATCATATTGGTATTTAAATTTATAGTCTAACGTACTAAATGATTCTGTACTTGTTTCACCGACCAGTAAATCCTCTCCTTCGAAAATAAAAGAAGAACTATCACCATAACATAAACCAGTATCAATATTAAAATTTATAGCGGTTGGTTCTGTACTTAATTTACCTAAACAACTAGTTTTAGTACTACTATATCCTAAGTCTAAACCAACTGGTGTCAATTGTTTATTATTTAACACCATCGTATAATTTTTATATTTATCGTAATTAATTTTTTTACCAGAAGTCTCTGAATTTACGTCAGGTGCCTCTTGCTTGTCTTGACTCATTTAATTCTCCTTTTTAATCGTTTTGGAATTTTATTTAAGTTCTTAAATATATCTATATCTTCTATATTAAAGTTATCTTTATATTTAACCATAAATTCTTTAAATTCAAGTTCTGTAAAATAATCATCCCGTTTACTAAAATTATATATATGTTCCAAAATAGCTTTTAATTTATCAATATGTTTAAAATCATTTTGATAAATAAAATTAGTTCTTGGGTTTATAGAATCGGTATTTAATAAATCAAATTGTATTTTTTTAAAATAATCTAATCTTGATAAAGAGATAAATTCTTTATTAAATATTAGTGATTTATTAATTATTTCTATATAATTAATATATAATTTATCCAGATATTCTAATCTTTCTTTCTTAGTAATTCCGTTTTTAGGTAGATTATGTTTATCAATTCCTTGTGTGTTGGTTATGTATTTTTCAATAAGTTCCTTATCCTTTTCGGAAATAGTTTTAAAACCACAATAAATATAGAGATCTTTTGTAAATGAATATAATTGCAATTTTAAATTTTCTTTTTTATTCATTAATGAATTATCAAAATGATATTTAACTATTTTATTTTTAAGTTGTTGTAGTGGAAACTTTAATATTTTTGGAATTTTTAATTCCAAAAAACCTTCTATAAAAACTGGAATTAAACCAGTTTTTAAAAATTGATTGTTTTTCATTATGTGTCCTTTGTTTAGAATTACATTTATAATCTTCTGGGTTAAATTTTTTAGTCAGTACTTCATATTCCAGCATATCAATCCTTTATTTATATTCAAAAATCGATTCATTAAATTCACTTTCGATATTTCTTTTTAAAATCATTTTAGCATTCGTCTGATACTTAGTAAACGTACTTGTAAAAAAGAATTGTACCAAAGGAAATTGTTTATTTTCGGCTACCCTAACAATTCTTCCAATACTTTGAAGAACAGTAACTTTACCGATAATTGGTGAACCAAAAACAATATGACTCAGATCTTCTTTATCAAAACCAGCACTTAATAATCCATAATTAGATACTAAATTTTTACAAGTTTTAATACGGTTTTCATAAATCTCCAGAGCATTTGCTAAATTAGCTTCTTGTTCTAGTTTACTTTCAGATGATTTTTCTTTATACAATTCATTAGCTTCTTTTCTTTTAATTTCTTTATTTTTTACTCTTTGATTAAGAAATTCTTTATGTTCTTTTAATTCTAATCTAAGTTCTTTATTTTTAGCTTTTGCTAAATTTTGTGAATCTATTTTAGAATTTCCTATAAGTTTTAATGGTCTTTCATCTTCTGGTAGTAATAACCATTCTTCTTCTGTAAATAAATTTTTATAATGTTCTATAAATTTATCTATCATTTTAATAGTTGTAAAAAGTACTACTGAAACATGTCCTTGACTTCTTTGGTATTTAACCCATTTAGCTAAATAATCAAAATAAAAATCTTTTTCATATAGAAACATATTATAAAAAGTAAGAAATTTAATATAATCAGTTTTCGCTGCCCATATTAACGTTTGTAATTCTTTTTTAGAAAAGGCTAAAGGAGAACCATCATCCGAATTCAAATCAAAAATTTCAATTTTTGGATGAAAGTTTTTATGATCCGATTTAAAGATTACTTCTCCAATACTATTTTGTAATAGAAAATCAGAAATACCTCTTCTGAATGGTGTTGCAGTTAATCCTAATACATTATTAGTTTTAAAAATACTAGATACTTTACCATACCCCTTCGCTCCTGAACCATGAGCTTCATCAAATATAAAAAGATCAATTTCTTTATATAAATCTTGTAATTCATTATAAGGTATTCTTTTTAATTGAGATAAAACAGATTGTACTTTAGCGATTACTACTTTAGAATTTCTTAAACCATTTTTAATATTGGTTGTATCCGATCCTTCCAAACAAAATATATCATTTTCGTTAAGATTGGAGAATTTTAGAAAAGCTTCTTTCCACTGTTTTACTAAAATATCCTTAGGTACAATGACTATCGGCTTCTGAAAATTTAATAAATGAATTAAATGAACTGCTAAAACAGTTTTACCAAAACCAGGAGTTGCCTGAATAATACCATTGAATGCTTCTGTTTCTGAGTATCTTAATTTTTCTAGAACCTCGAATGCTGGTAATTGTTCATCTCTAGGGATAATTTCAGACTTGTATATTCTTGGTTTTTGATTTATAACTTCTTTATTATATTCCGATAATTCTTTTTCAAATTGTTTTAACTTAGGTTCTAAATCTAGATAAGCATTTAAATGAGATAATTTAGAAGCATTTTCTTTCCAGAAGAATTTTGGAACTAGTACCCAATCAGGTATTATTGTTTCAAACTCTTCTATTTTTTGCATATCTAAATATTTTAGATTTTTATCATAACAGTTTACTAAGAGATTTACTTCATCTGAATGAAAATCTTTTATTCCCTGAGATATATTTCCTCTCGTTAAAATATCATTCCATACCTGATATGGTATAAAATTTTGATATGTTATTTCTTCCGACATTTTAGTATTCCTTTTCTTAAAATATTTTCTATATTTTAAAATCTTTATATGAAATTCTAATTAATTTTTATTATTTTCTTTACAAAAATTATTTTTAATTTCATTATTTTTTCGAGTATTTATAAATTAAATCTATTTATCCATTCTTTATCAGAAATGTTTTTCTCAGAGTATTCCCTTTCTATAGAGATATGTTCTAATATATCTATATAGCTTGTTAATGATAACTAGATAACTATTGGTAGTACGTGGTACTCTTAGTTATCTCTAAAATAGATAACTATAAATAGTTGAAGAATTTTATAACAAGTATTAATATAATCTTAACAAGGGTGTTTAAAGCCCTAAAAATAGGGCTTTGGTATTCTTGAAAATACTAAGATTTCAAGAATCGATGTAAGGTCTAAATATTTTTCTTGAAATAACTATTGGTAGTACGTGGTACTCTTAGTTATCTCTAAAATAGATAACTATAAATAGTTGAAGAATTTTATAACAAGTCTTAATATAATCTTAACAAGGGTGTTTAAAGCCCTATTTTTAGGGCTTTGGTATTCTTGAAAATACTAAGATTTCAAGAATCGATGTAAGGTCTAAATATTTTTCTTGAAATAACTATTGGTAGTACGTGGTACTCTTAGTTATCTCTAAAATAGATAACTATTAATAGTTGAAGAATTTTATAACAAGTCTTAATATAATCTTAACAAGGGTGTTCAAAGCCCTAAAAATAGGGCTTTGGTATTCTTGAAAATACTAAGATTTCAAGAATCAATATAAGGTCTAAATATTTTTCTTGAAATAACTATTGGTAGTACGTGGTACTCTTAGTTATCTATTAATAGTTATCGTGTATTTTTACTTTAAAATAAGTTATATTTTATATAGATATTTTATAATCAGTAAAGAGTTATATAATTCTTTATATTTTATTTAAAGCATGACTATAAAGCTTAGTTATTTAATACCCTGCGATGAAGCGGGATGAAAGGTTATTATGAAAAATTTTATAATAAATGGATTAAACATCTGGATGAATATAGTTTTCTTTGGTGGAAAAGAGTTCAATGGAAATAGAAAAGACTTTATTAATTTTATGATAATAGCTACAATAAGTACTTTGTTATTCTTTGTATTGTTATTTACCTTATTACAACTGTTTCTAGATTTCCAAGATACTTATAATATTGTCAATTTTATAAGTTTAGGTGTAACATTTGGTACACTATATCAATATGTATCATCGTATAATAAACGTTTAATTGCAGTTGGTTATTCAAAAGGTTTTAGAATAGCTATAATAGTATTAGCGTTTATACCTATTCTAAGTATATTTTCATTAATTGCTCTTTTCAGAGCAGATAATGCGATTGCTTAGGCGTTAGATATGTTACTGTATCAAAAGATAAATTTAACTACTGCTATTTTAGCAGCTGGAACATTAGGAATTATTATTGGGATTAAAATCCCTGATAGTTTTTTCTTTTGGAGCTTGATTGGAGGTGGATTAATAATTGCTAGTTTATCTGGTAAATTATCAATTCGTTCTCTTAAAATAAAAGAATTATTTTAATTCTTTTATTTATACTATAAAAAGGATAAGTGTGAAACACACGAAGAATATTGTTTTTAATTTTAGAGGTATGGAATTATTTCCATATAATTTAAATGGACAAAAACCAAATGAATTAAAGAATATAAAAGATATTATTTCATTTGATAATGGAATAAGATCTGGAAAATATCCTTTAATTCCAGTTTTTAAAAATGATGTTAAAATAGGATATGAATTAAAAGAACCTATTTTTGGTATATATAAATTAATTAAAAAAGGATAAGTGATGTCAAAAAGAATAGATTTAGTTGGTAAAAGATTTGGATTTATAGAAATACTTAGTTATAAAGAATGTATTGATACTCATGCTGTTTATAATTGTTTTTGTCATAATTGTAAATCAAGTTGTATTAAAAATGCTACTAATTTAAAAAGTCAAAATCAACAAAGATGCCTTAAATGTTCTAATGAAAAATTAGTAAGATCAAAACAGAAGGAAATTTTTAATAAGTATTTAATTATTAAAAATATGAATACTTTAGTTAAAATTACTGGTTTAAAATTAAGCGTTGTTAGACGTATAGTTAAGCTTGGTAAGGAGGGAGAGTATGAAAAAATTAATTAGAATGGAAACCATTCTAGGGTTATTATTAATCCTAGAATATTCCAAGGGATTGGGTTTTAGTATCTATCCTATTATTTTTTTAACGGTTATTTTATTATTTCAAATGTATGATTTATCTAAATTAGGTCATAATAAAAAAATGATAATTATAGCATCATCTGCCGGATTTTCTTCTTGGATAGCAATACTTTGGATAACCTTAGAAATACTAGAATTTTACATTGGTAAAATTACTAATAAAAATATTAAAGAGGTATATAAACAGAAAGTTTATAAGGTAGAAGTTAATGATGGTAATTATAGTTATACTTTTGTAATTACTAGAAATGATATTATCAGAAGTTATAAAAAATATAATCCTATATCTAAAAACGAAACGGATAAAGATTATAAAAAACGTATTAAAAATGCTAAAAATTTAATTAAAAAGGATATGTAATATAAGAGAGAATTCTCTGGTTTATCGAATTAAAGTAAAGATAAGTACTTTAGAATAAGTACTATCAACTATAGATATTTTATAAACAGAGTAAAGAGGTTTTAGTGAAAGGCTAAGATATTTTTACTTTAAGTTAATTAAGATTGGTAATGGAAAGTTACCGATAGAGAATTATATATTTAAATATGTGGGGTCCGAGATGGTCCGAGATGGTCCGAGATGGTTCTAGATAATTCGTTAGGGTTATCAAGGTAGTATCTATACGAAAGTTTTAAATTATCAGAAACGGTTTTCTCATACTTGAAGGCTAACGCCTGATTGAAAGGTTTCCAAAGTAAGATAGTTATAAATTGAGTATATTACTAAGTTATCTAACGATAACTAATTACTATTTGGTACATAGTAATTCCACATTAAAGTACCAAAAATCAACAACACGTCTAAAGTAATTTAGATCTTTTAGATTTAAATTACTTTAGAGGAACTTTGGGTTCTTCCTAGAAAGGTGAGAACGAAGTTTTTTCCAAAAAGAGTATGACTTATTTTAGATGTAGGTCCAGAATAAATTCTGGGTGTATATAACTCTTTTAAGAGAGTTTTATTAAACCAAATGGTCTGTAAAAACTTTAAAGCATGACTATAAAGCTTAGTTATTTAATACCTGCGATAAGGTGTTAAAAGGAAGGAACAATTTATTTTTTATTGGAGGTTGTTATGTAAAAATATCTATACTGTATATGCGCTAATGTCGCTAAGTTTTTAGCAAAAATAATTTAAAATTAAATAGGAAATATAATGAGAATAAGTGATGTAATAAATGGATTAAAGAAGTTAGGTATGATTGGAGCAGCTGCTATAACAATGGTAATAATCGGATTCAATAGTTTTTATGTAGTTGAAGGTACTGAGTATGCGGTTGAAAGACCTCCTTCGGGCGAGCTACAAGGCGTCATTGAACCAGGTATACATTTTAAATGGCCTTTTGTATCAACTGTAACTTATTACGATCAGTTTCAAACAATCAGTTATGTAGATGAAAAAGGTAAATCAATGGGTACCCTTAAGAGAATTACTTTTGCTGATACTTATATGGGTTGGATAGGTGGTACTATTAGATACCGATTATCTGCTAATCCAGAACTCTTAGTAAAAATGCATAAAGCTTATTTAAATGAAGATAATCTTTTAAGAAGTGGGTTGAATCCAATATCTAAACAACTTCTTACCTATACTGCAAACCAGATAACTGGAGAATCATTTATGCAAGGTGGTCAGAATGAGTACCAAGCTAGAGTTGAAGACCAAGGCAACAATGGTCTCTATGTTACCAAAAGAGTTAAACAATTAGTGAAAAAAAATGCTTCTAATATTGGATTAAATAATCAAAATCCAAAAGAAAGAACGCAACGAGATTCATTTATTTATTTAAATAAAAGACAGACAAATGATAAAGGAGTTTTCTTAAGACAAGATCTTCCAATCAAACAATACGGTATTAAAATTGTTCAAGTTACGATTGATGATTTTAGACCTGAGACAGCATTAGAAGCTTTTATTACTCGTAAGAAAACACAAATTGCTAAACGTCAAGGTCTTATTGAAGACCAAGAGAACGAACGCCAATCTGCTATTACGGCGGAACTTAAAGGTACTAGAGAGCGTGTTCAAGCAAGACAAGAAATGCTTAAAGAAAAAGATGCTGAAGTTATTCGTGCGCAAAAAAAAGTAGAACTTGAGCAAAAAGAATCGGATCTGCAAGTCGTTCGTAAAAATAAAGAACTTGAGATAGCAACTGCAAATCTTGGAATTCAAAAAGCAAATGCTGCATCTGCGTTTCAACAAGCAAAGGCTATTGAGTTTAAAGGTTTAGCTGAAGCTAAAGTTAAGAAAGCAATGTATAGTGCGGTTCGTAAAGACATTCTTCAATTAGAAACAGATAAAGCAATTGCTCAATATAAATACAAAGCATTGCCTAATATTAAAGTAGTTATGCCTACTACAGTTATGACTGGTGGTAATGGTGGTAATGTTGGTAATGGTAATAACCTTGGTTCGTTACAAGAACTTACAAATCTTCATATAATCGATAAATTAAAATAACTATCTATAGTTATAACTAAGGATGGTTCCTTAGTTATTTTAAAAAGGATAATTATGAAAAGTGATTGAATACTAAAATATTATAAAAATGGATTTCTTCATAGAGAAGATGGCCAGCATATTGTACATTGGATGGAAGAGTAAAGGTTTATTATTATAATGATCAAGAGTTATCTGAGGAAAATTATAATAATATTATTAAAGAAATTAAAAAGGAATTAAAAGATGATAGTAGCGATAAATAAAAATGATGGTACAAGTATTTTTAGAGACAAGGTCTCTAAAATTGAAAGAACAGAAGAGAGTTTAGTAATTGTCGCAGATGGTAGAATCAGAACATATCAATTGGATACAATTAGCACTATTACTAGTATTACAGATAATGGTGTTGTAATGGATAATTATACTATTCCTGAAAAAGACGACGAAGAAACTTCAGACGACGAAGAAACTTCAGACGACGAAGAAACTTCAGACGACGAAGAAACTTCAGACGACGAAGAAACTTCAGACGACGAAGAAACTTCAGACGACGAAGAAACTTCAGACGACTAACTATTAATAGTAATAACTAAGGATGGTTCCTTAGTTATTATATAAAACTTTATAGAAGTAATTTAAAAAATATTTTAGTAATCGAGATGGTGTTACCCTCCGATAAATAAATAAGAATTACTTCTATAAGGTTTTATTGAGATAAAACCAAAAGGCGCCAGAAATGGTTAACGATTAAAAAGAACGAGGAGTTCAAAATGCATTTATTAAAAATTAGTGTTAGGGATATCAATATGAGAAAACTATGGAAAATAAGTGTAATTGCTAAAACAGCGATTAATGCAAATTTTTTAGGGTTTAACTTTCCAAATGAGGGTTTAATGGTTTTAAGTTTTTCTAAGATACCTATGAATCATAGAAAACTTAAAGATGAATTAGAGCTATCTTTAATTAAATAATGTATAAAATTTAATTAATGGCCAAGCTGGGCTTAAAATGAAGCAGGTACGAGTTGTCGAAAGACTATAAAACTACGAGAACGTAGTCCTGGTCACAGGTTCTTATTAAAGGAGAAAATATGAATGAGTTAATTAAAAGAGATTATATATTTAAAGTAAACGATTCTGAATATGCTAAAGAGTTATTAAACGCTTTAATTAAATATCATGAGAAACAAGCACTTCCTTTTGGTTATACGAAAATGCTTAGAAAACATCATGGTATTGCTTTTGGAGAGCAAGGTTCTGGTATCGACGGGAGTTTAAGACTTAGTGATATGTTAAAAGGTTCTTATAAAGGTTTTATAATTAGTACTTATTTAACTCAACCTTATATTAGAGAGATTATAGAGCCAGAACAATTTGGTATATTTGCTATGGTTGGTCATTTTGATATTTGGGAAATGAGTTAAATTATCTATAGTTATCTCTATTAGAGATAACTATCTATAGTTTTTATTTATTTTTAAATTTTTAAAAAGGATAATTATGTATATTGTACCAAATAGCTTAGCAAATAACTTAGTAAATGAATTTTTAAATAATTCAACAAATGGATTGATTTTAAAAATTATGGATCATTTTAGTATCGGTAAATTCAGATATCAATTAACGGAATTATCATATGATTTTAATTATCGATTTAAAGAAGTAATTGATAAATTAAATGAGGCAAATTTTTTAATATTAAATGCTTTATTTAATGATAAAGATTTTGAAAAACTAAAATGTTTCTGTACTGATATTTCAGAGAATGAAATACAAGAATTTTGTCAACCAACTTTATTTAAAATTTATGAATTTTTAAGTATTCCATCTACTCAAGAATTAAATCTCTTAAAAAGGAATACTTTAATTCATCTAAACAGTTTAAAATTAATTACTTTCTGTTATGAAGATAAAACAGGAATAATTTTATTAAACTGCTTAGAAGAAATTACCATACTAAGTCCAATATTAGAAAATATCGGACGGTATAAAGGCGGTAGTAATTATTTAGGCAATCCGGATGATTGGACAATCTTAAATAAAATATTTGTTATTTTAGAATCTAAACCAAAAGCTTTTAAAGATATAGTTTTAAAAGAGTTAGGAAGATATAACTATTACGAGAAGAATGCTGGATGTTAAGAATAAATACACATAATACAAATCCAAATTTTACAATAGTTTTGCCTGGAGCATGCCAGGCAAAATGTAACTTTTGTGAATGGGAAAAGAAAACCGTAAATGAAGAAAAAGCCTTTTTAGCAGGTTTGGAATTTTCTTTAGAAAACTTACCAGATAACTTTAAACAGATATCTATTAGTGGTGGTGAACCATTATTAAGCCCAGTGTTTGATAAAGCGTTGCGATTAATAAATAAATATAAAAATGCTAATAAATTCAATAAAGTTGTTTTAACAACAAATGGGAATGAATTTTTAAATAAATTTATTTTTTCTAGATTAAACGGTATTGATTTTGTAAATATTTCTCGTCATGCTATTTCTGATATCACTAATGAAGAGATTTTCGAAACGAAAGATATTCCAAATAAATACGATCTTCATTTAATTAATAGTAATTTAAAACGGTATTGTTTTACTCCTAATATTAATTGCGTTGTTACTGATGAAATGGAATTAAGTATTTTTAAATGGATTGATTTTTTAGAAAGCGTGAATGTTAATTCAATTAGTTTCCGTAATCAATATAATGATTTTTCTATTAATAAGATGGAAGCCTTTTTAAGAGAAAATGATTGTATATCTATCATGGAAGAGTGTCCGGTTTGCGAAACTACTATTTTCAAAATAGGAAATTACAGAATTAAATTTCATAAGAGTAGTTTTGAACCAACCGAAGTTTTTGAAGAATTACCTGCTTTTGGATTAGATGAAGTATATGAAGTTATTTTGCAATCAGATGGTGTACTTAGCTCCGATTGGAAAGGAAATAAAATATTACATACCCCAACCACTTCCGAATTTATAGAGTCTCTTAAACTGACAAGAATTTCATCGATTCAAGATGATAGTGATGATAGTGATGGATATATCGGTTGTGGTGGATATAGCAGTTGTTAAAATATAAAATTAAGGATAAAAAAATGTTCGAATACATAAACAATATTATCAATTCTATTGATAAAAGAATAAGTAAAAGAAAAAATAAAAAAACGTTTAATGCGTTTAATAAAGCAGGTTATGGTTTATTTGAAATTAAGCACGTACTTGATAACAATAAACCATTTAAATGTCATAAAATTGTTTCTGAGGAGAAGTAATGGGTATCTATATAAAAAACCCAATTACATTATTGTTAAGCGGTAAACCAAATAAGGTTTACGATGAAGTTAAAGATTTCGATTTTGAAAACAGTAATAAAGAAACAGTAATAGTTTCTTTCGTTCAGAATAAATACTTTAGAACAATGGAAGTTTGTTATAAACCTAAAAAAATTGAAAAATATAAAAATCATCTTTATGGAGAATATCCATTAGATAAAGTATTTAATCAATTATCAGCTGATGACAAATTAAAATTATACAATAGATTAAAATTATGAAATCTATTAATAATTGTTTCTCTAATGAATTCTAACCAGATAACTAAGGTATTTTATATGACTTTAGGAGCAACAAGTAAAAAGGTATATAAAGAAATTAATACAGAAGTTAATAAAACAAAGGAAATATAATGATACATGTAATAGAAAATTTTACTAAAGATGGTTATGCTGTAAAAACACTAGTTGGACATTTTGGCCAATTAAATGGATACGTTGGTATACCAATTAATAAATATAGAAATATGGTTGAAAAAGGTTTTTGTTATTATAATGATATTTATTGTCATGGTGGTGTAACATTTTCAGAGCAAGGTAGCTTTCCAAAACAAGTTCTTAAAATTAATAGTTCTGGAAAATTATCATTTACCGAAGTTGATAAACAATTATTTGATGCTCAATATTTTTGGTTAGGTTTTGATACGGCTCATCATTATGATAGCGCAGATAAAGATTACTTAGAAGCAATTCTAAGTAAAGAAGATTTTGAAAGTGTTATTCAATACACCACGAATTTTCAATTCATGGGCAGTGGTCCAATAAGAACACATGCTTATGTTATGGAAAATATAAATGATATGTTGACTCAAATTAAAGAGTTTAATAAAGAAATAAAAAAAGAAGAGGTATAATATGTTAAAAACAAAAGTTTTAAAAGATGGTATAGTTTGTGTGTGGCAAGGAACAGTATTAAAGGAAACTGAGGAAATTGATTTTATAGAATTCATAAAATCATTAGGTGCAGAAGAAGTTAAAGTACTTGGTACAATAATTACAAAAGGGGACCAAGGAGATGAAAATGAAACTACAGGTGGTAGACAAGATTTGTTTTTCGAGGTAACTTATAAAGATATCAGTTTTCCTATAAAACGATTAAAAGCAGGAATTAGATGGTTAGAAGATGTCCTTAGTGATATCAACGGTTATAAAGATAATCCAATATATCCAGAATATATAAAAGATTATCTATAAAATAAAATGGATAGTATAGATACTATCCATTTTTCTCAAGAAAAATTTTATTATTTTTTAAAATATTTTCTATATATTTATAATCGGAATATTTTATTCTAATTAAATCAATATTATTTTTTAAACAAAAGTTATTTTTTAAAATATCATTTTTTAAAGTTTTTTTAAAAGATTCTTCGCCACCAAATATCATCACCGCTTCAAAATGTTGTTGACCATCATACTCTATTAAAATATTTAAATCTACTAAGTAAAAATCGAATCTTAATCGAGAAATAGATGAATTTTTAAAAGAATATTCTTGTTTGTAATTAATACAATGCTCTTCTAGATACTCTCTTATTTTTCGCTCTCCTTTTGATTCTTTAATTTTTATAGCGCAGTATGGGCATCCATGTCCTTGTTTATGATCATTTGGTTTCTGACTAAATGATTTTTTACATTGATTACATAATATTTCTATTTTGGTAATTGTATTCTTAAAACTAATACCAGAATAATCGTATTTATTTCCATGAATTTTTTTAAAATCGTTTATGTGCTCGTCTTGAGTTTTTTTACAAAATGATTTACAATATTTACAACCATGTTTTTTATGAGCATTTGGAGTTTGCCAAAAACTTCCATGAATTGGACAAATTATTTCTATTTTCGTAGTATTGTTAATATAATTTACCTTTGAATAATCGTATTTATTTCCATGAATTTTTTTAAAATCATTAATACTATTTTGTAAGTATTTATTTTTTTTTGAATTATATAAACATTTAAAACATATAGTACCTTGTTTATGATTAAATGGAGTTATAAAAAAACTTCCATGAATCAAGCAAATTATTTCTATTTTCGTAGTATTGTTAATATAATTTACTTTTGAATAATCGTATTTATTTCCATGAATTTTTTTAAAATCAGTTATATGTTCCTCTTGAGTTTTTGCCATAAAATTTCCCTTTATTAAAATATCTGGTAATCATCCATATAATTATCATCATCTTCAACATTAGTATCTGTATAATTAACTACTCCGTATTCATTTAATATATTTTTTCTTAATTCTTTTTCATCTTCTTTATCTTTAAAAACATTTCCAGCATGTTGTATTTCTTTTGGAAGCTTGGTTATTATTTTATTTTCTAATTTAAAATCATGTTCCATAGTACTGAAAGTAACATTTAGATAAGTATTTATTTCTGCTTGAGTTATCTTTAACCCTTCTGGAGTATCTTCTGTAAGTAAATCTCCTTCTTGGATCATATTGTGCCTTAACCATAAAGTGAAAACATAAGCTAGGATGACATCATCGTGTTGTCCAGGACTTGCTTCAAATCGTCCGCTTGCTTTTTGCTCCAAAGTTCTCAATTCATTTTGCAAATGTTTACCCTGCGCTAATTTAGGATCAGTGTTTAAAAGACTAAGTAAAAGATTAAAATATTGTTCTCTGTTTGTTTTATTCGTCATAATACCAGGAACCCTTTCGCCAGAGCTTTTAGTTAATGTATAATGTAAAAATTCTTCATACTCAAATTTTATTTTTTCAGGAGCTTCTCCAAAAATAACTTCCTCTATAACTCCAATACCAAAAGAATTGCGTTCTATAAGTACACTTAATGTTTTTGGAGTTAATCCACACGCTACTTGCAATTGTAAAATAACTGATTTTACCACAGCAGCGAATCGTTTAATAATATTAAATTTACCTTTATACTCTCCAACTTGTTTTCCTGTTTCGGCTTCTGTAATTACTATAGTACTGAAATCGGCTTTAGCAGCCGTACTAGCAGCATTATCAACACCCATTAAATATAATTTTTCTGGATCAAGTTCTTCAAATAAATCTAATTTTTCTCCATAAGCTAAATCTAGAACTAAAGCTGGGGGAACTGCTTGAAATTGTTCAAGCACTTCATCTGGAAAAACAGCATTGTTAGAACCTAAGAAAACTAAGTTAAGTTCTTGATTAACTCTTCTCATATTAAATTGTAGTTCTTTTTGTTGTTTTTTATACCAATCATCATCCTTACCCGTTTCGGACCAATGCAATTCTAACTTAGCAAAGTTATTTCTATAATCATGAGAATTAAGAATTTCTTCATGATTCTCAACCGGTCTATTTGAATCAGTATTCCAGACCTCGGAATAATCCCAAGATTGTTGCCAAAGATTATAAAAGAAATTACCATTAGAACCATTTGGAGTAGTAGTCATAATAACGTTGGTAGGGAAGTTATTCTGTTTAGCAAGAACCCTAGCTTTTGAAACGACTGGTTGTAAAGAACCCCAAACAATATCCATATGAGGAATAAAGGCAGCTTCATCTATATAAATTACAGGTGCTGTCATACCCCTACCAACAGTATCTGGATTAATAGCTCCGGAAACATAATTCGAATTTAATCTAGAACCATTTGCTAATTCAAGATACGTTTGTTTTTCACCTTTATTACTTTTTGGTACTTGTAACCATTTTGGTAATAATGATAGCATACTATACATGCGTTCGACAAAATCCAAAGCAGATTTTTGCTTTAGGGTTAGAAACTCTACTTTAACTTTAGGATGAAATAATAAAACCCATAATAGATATTGAGCAACGGTAGTAGTCTTATAATGCTGTCTTGATGCCATCATAGCAACATTATCACATTCTTGAATTAATTTAATAAAATCAGAATATTTTGGAGTCTTTAGCCACTCATCGGCTTCACCAACTTTTATTAATCCACCTGGGACTTGAACAGTAACATAATTTTTTATAAAATATAAAGCAGATAACTTACATTTTAGATATTCTGTTTCTCTATTAAAACTTTTATTTGAACCAGTTTGAGATATACTTTTATACTTAGTCATTAATTTTTGAGCTACTGAATTATCAGTAATTATATTAGACATTGAATTTCCTTTATTTATTTATATTTAGTTCTTCAACTATTTTGGAGATAACTATTAATAGATAACTAAGGGTACCACGCACTACCAATAGTTATTTCGAGAAAAATATTTAGACCTTATGACGATTCTTGAAATCTTAGTATTTTCAAGAATACCAAAGCCCTAAAAATAGAGCTTTAAACACCCTTGTTAAGATTATATTAAGACTTGTTATAAAATTCTTCAACTATTTTGGAGATAACTATTAATAGATAACTAAGAGTACCACGTACTACAAATAGTTATTTCAAGAAAAATATTTAGACCTTATGACGATTCTTGAAATCTTAGTATTTTCAAGAATACCAAAGCCCTAAAAATAGGGCTTTAAACACCCTTGTTAAGATTATATTAAGACTTGTTATAAAATTCTTCAACTATTAATAGTTATTTATTTCTTCAACTATTTTGGAGGTATCTCCAAAATAGATAACTAAGAATAAAAATAGTCCGAAATTTAACGACAGGAGAAGACGATATAGAATTAACTATATCGTTTCTTTACCATATTTAGAAAGAGAAAATTTTAGAGTATTATGTGCTGGGGAAACCCAATCAACACCTTTCATAATTCCAGATCTTTCTGCAGTTCTAACTTTTTTAAATTTACCAAATTTACCAAATGGTGCATCGCCTGTTTCTAAAGCACTTTCGAATATTATAGTACTTACTTTTTCTAGAATATTAGCTGCTTCTTTATTTGAACAATCAAACTCTTTAGCTATAGCTTTTTCTAAATCAATTTTTTTCAAAATAAATCCTTTTATTAAGTTATAGATTAGTTATCTCTAAAATAGATAACTAAAGATAGTTATTTTGAATATCGTTCCATATCCTCAATCAGGTTAACTTCTTCAGCGTCTAACGATAATCCAGTATGAGAACTTTTTAAAGTAATATTTACCAAAGATTCAGCAAATGAGGCAACCGAAATTTGACCAATTTTCGAATGATCTTTTAATTGTAATTCTTCCTGAGCCAATGGATTATAACATGTTTTACAAATACCATCTCTTGCTTGACAATAAAGAGCACTTCTTAAATAAATAGTTTTGCCTAATAAATGTTTAATATCTTTTAAATTAGTACTTATTTGCTCTAATGAACTTCCAGAAGCACTTGTACTATAAATTCTACCTTTGAGATTATTTAAAATTTTCTCTCCTGCTTCACCTAAATGGATTTTAAATTTTAAATATCTTTTTGTACCACAATCTTTACTGGTGGATAATTCTAAACTTTCCATTGTGGTATATAATTTCCTAATTAAATATCCAGGTTTAGAAGTATTCATTGATTTAGAATACAACGCAACAATACCCTGAGAACTATAATTAAAAAATTGTGTTTTAGTTAAACCCTCTGAATGAGCATTAAGAATTACATCATTAATTTCTCCTTCGGAATTTATACTTAATCCAACGCCAAGTAAAAGTTTTCTAATATCATCAGAGGAACCCTTACCACCAGAATCAATTAAATCAGCTGCATATATTTTATTTTTTCTAAAATATTCCATAAGTTCTTCTGCTAATTCATCAATTTCTTTATTTGCTAATATAATATCTTTTTCTTTCTTAGGAGAATTATGATACTTTAAAGAAATTTTTTCTTTTTTAATTCTAAAATCCTCTGGAAGAATCATACTTTCCGGAGAAAATGAACTTGGTTTCAATGTACTTAAAAAGAAACCAAATTCATAAATCAATTGATACCTCCATCTGAAATCTTCATTACCGAATTCATCATACATCTTTGAATAAAAATTAACAATTGTTTTTTTATTCAATGGGTATTTTGGTTTTATTTTATTAAGAGTCATTTGCTCAATTAAAAATTTAACTTGTTCATTATCTACTTTTCCCGTTTCTTTCATTGTTTTTAGAATTTCGGTTCTATAATGTTCTTTATTTTTTAAAAACCATTCCGGAGCTTTAAAAACATTTGGACTTATAATTTCTCCATTGTATAAAGAAGTACTATCATGTATTTGCATTTTAATCCTTTATTTTAGTAATACCAGAGGCTTTCATTAATGCTTCGAAGCTTTCTGTATCGTCTTCATCTATATTAACCGAAGTAATATTTGGACTGATTTCATTTAGAGAACAATGACCTAATTCATCCATTAAATTATAAATATTATAAATTTTTTGAACTGGAGTATTTTTAGTTCTTATAGTAGTATTATTTTCTGTATCTTCGAAAACTATATCAGTTTGTTTTTTATTTATTAATTCATCTTTTATTATGTAATTCGTGCTGAAACTATCTCCGCCAATCGGAGCATAAATTATACTAGGTACTATCATTTGATATTGAATACCTGTTAGTATTAATGGTTTAAAGGTCCACCAAGACAATGGTGTCCAACCTGGATCACGTTTGGTAATTACTCTTACTTCTGGATTATTATTAAAAATATCAGTTAACATCTGTATCCATATAGTTTCATGCTCTGGATAATTAGTTAAATATTCTTCCGTGTTTTTATAAATATATTCTAATTTTTTCCCAATGTCTTCTATTAGTTTATCATATAAACCTAATTTTTTAGCTATCTCTTCTTCTTTATGCAAATAAGATATAATAAAAACATCAAACATTATCAAAAGACCTTGCCAAGGAAAAGCAGCACAATCACTTGGAATATCAGGTTGCGCATTGATAACATATCTCGCTACGTTATCAATTCTCTTAGCGAATAAAGAGGCGTTAAATAATCCATCTTTCTTTTCTAACTTACCTAAAAAATAATCATATAACGTTTGAAGATATCTTTGAACATATTCTTTTTTAGAAGTATCTTTATAAATACTTTGTATAACGTTTTCAAATTCTGTTTTTTCTAAATCATCAAGATCTTTTATCCAATCTTTTGATTCATTAATATTTATTATCTTTTTATAAATATCTGTTATCTCATCTTCTTCAATCATACCATGTTTATTAGAATAATTTCTATATCCAATAGGAATTACGGGGATTTTATTTATAATAATTAACCGTCTTTCCCCTTGTAATAATTTTATAAAATCTTCATTTCTATCATTTTTATACTTATCAAAATTAATTCTATTAAAATTATTTATGATAAATGAAACTCCATTCGAACCTTTAACATTACTTTTTTCGGAATTTACTTCTTCGATCATACCGTTTACAATAATACAAGATATACTTTTAGAAATACATTTACTAAATAAACCACCTAACTTGCCCAAATTTTTAAATATAAATGGATGTAGTACAGGTTCTTCTAATTTAATATAAGCAAATTGATCAAATATTTCCCTTGAACTAAATCCAAAAATACTTGCATCGTAAAAGCTACCAGAATTTGGTACAAGTTCATTAGCTGAATTTCTTGTAAATGTTTTAGCTGTTTTTATTTCTCTTGTTTGAGAAGGACCTGATAACGGAGAATTTAAAAATAATTCCGTATTTAATAATTTCATTGGCATGGATTTTCCTTTTGTATATAATATATTTTAGTTAAAGACTTTAAAATAAGGCTTCCTTTCTATAGATATTTTATAATTGAATAGAAGGAAATTGATTCGAACCAATAGAATTCTAGGAATTGAAAGATAGTA